CTCGCCAGATCGACGCCTTGAGCTTGAAGCGAAAGTAAATCTTTGTCGTCTGGATAATGCTGGTAAGCGGGAATGTTGTCGTAAGACGTCGTCGATGCCTTCCGCCCGTCGAACTTTCGAATTGATACAACTCCTTCGCCGGCACGTTCCATGAACGCATATCGAATTTGTTCCATCGATGCGGCCATGATCGACATGATGATAAATCCTAATTGGGTAGGTATTTCGCAAGGTTCGTCTCGCCTGCCAGAGCCACAAGAATATCTGTCGGCAAAACGATTGCAGGCAAACCAGGAGCACCTGCCATCATCCCGCTCATATTACCGGTAGACATTCCTTGAGACACCGAAAAATCTTCGATTGAAAACGCCTGGCCATTGAGCCCTGACGCCATTCGTTCAGAGACTTTTTTGCGAGCCAACCACTGCATAATTGCATATCGAAGTGACGATGGCAATTCAGGATACTTTGCCAGGAGTTCGGCCGTTGAATAACCGGCCGTGTAAATGACTTTGACCGTCCTTGGTTCCGATGGCCACGAGCCAATCCTTCGAATCAAAATGCCCGTTGTGCATAAACCTGGCTGTTTCCAATCCATCGTATAAGTTCCGGCCGGCAATAGATTCGCGTCCGGCCAGTCCCCGCCGTCAGTCCCCTGCAGCCACGCCGCTAAATTCAACCAAACACTTGTGACGGATCGGACCGGAGTTCTCTCAATCGTCAATTGGCCGTTTTCCGGTCCGATTGGAATTTCAGAAAATGTGGCTCGACGATTCACGTATTCGTTCAGATACTCGGAACTTCCTGACGTCACTCCGCCCATCATTGGCAAGAATTGCGTATACGTATTCACCCCAACGTTGACGCCCAATCGAGACAGAAATCCTTCCGACGCCTGGGCAGCCATTGTGATGAACGCCATGTTGCAAACGCTGGCGGGCCTTCCCAGCGATTGAAGCATCCCAGCCAAATCCTGCTCGGTGAAAAATACGGTCGACGGCATGGGATCGCCTCGGGTTCAATCTGTTGAAGTGATTGTATCTTATTTTTTCAGAATTGCCCCGGTTGCAATTCTTCGAACACTACCAGAACCTCCGCACGACGGGCAGGAAACAAGTTTGACGCCCGTCTCGTCCGCTGGATCCGGGATTACACACTTCCCGTTGCATTTCTGACAACGGGTTCCCGTTTGACCGTATAACGCCTTCCCGCCCATTTGTGACGTTCGCGGATCCATGTTTGCTCCCGTTACATCTGCAGCGATTGGGCCGCATTCTCGGCATCCTGGATTTTACGATGCCCTGACATCTTACCACGGCCGAGCAAATACGTTCCGGGAAGATCGTCGATTTGATCGCGTGTCGGAACTTTACCGCCGTTGACCTGCGGGATCACCACGGCCAATTTGCTTTCGATGCAACGCAAAGCAAAATAGACCATCGTCTTGATTTTGCTTTCGTCGAAATTGTAAATCTTGTTTGGTAGCACCTTGATTTCGTTGCCGAATGTATCCTTCCACGACGATGAAAGATGCTCCAAGACCGTGGCGTTTGCATTCAAAGACAAACCATCCGTCACGATGATCGGGCCATCCGTGAATTCACTCGGATTGTTTCTGTTTTTGACGAGTTTTTTCGACGTGTCGATGAGCATCAACTGACCAGGGATCATGTTTGGCATCCCTTGGACACCGTTATCCGCGATTGTCATCTGCATGCCAGAGGACAATCGCGTGATGTCCATTCTCGAACGATACGCCTCCCCAGGAAAAAACGGGTTGGCGACGTTCGGACCCGGCGGAATTCGAATGTCACGTTCACGTTCCGATTCATTCGGCTTCATGAAAAATTCGATTCCGAAAATGATCGGTTGTTTTTGGCCTTCTTTTGGAGAAGGATTTTGATCGGTGGTTTTGTTCGGAAGGTCGGCTGACGCTTCGGACATGGTGGCATCCTGAAAAGAAAAGAGACACCGGCAAAATGCCGATGCCTCTTAACCTATTAGACAGGAAAAAATATTTCTAGTCCGATGGCGGATTAAATCTCGTACCGGCCTTGGACACCGGAGAACGTACCGGTTGAGGTTACGTTGTTGGACGTGACCAGAATCGGATCATAGGTGTCTTTGCTTACCGCCCACTCGCCGGTTTCCCAACCGAGCGTGACGTCCGTTGCCGAGTTGACCACTTGGGCCACCGGTGCAACACCAGTGAAAGGATTGGTTAACCCGGCGATGGTCCCCATGTACCAAACCGTTGCACCCAGGTTAACACCGCAGTTCGGCAACGCAGGAATCGTCAGCGTTACCGAAAGGTCGGCATTTACCACCACCGAAGTGACCGTGATCAATGAGAATTCACCATTGGCCAGTTGAACCACGATCAAACTGCTGCCAGTGATCGGGACGTCAGCCGTCAGCGGAGTTCCGGGAATGCCGAGCGATGCGAATAAAGCAACGTATGCCCCAGGATCGCGTTTCAGCGTTAACGTGGTTGAACCACCGGCGGAAGCGAGTACCGTGGTCGTCCGCGTCAACGATGACCACTTTTTGATGCTGTGAGCGTTGGCGCCACCGCAGTTGTAACGGGCCGCTTCGATTTTCGTTCGTGCCATTTGCCGTGGTTTGCAAATGAACGTGATCGCGGTTCCGAATGCGATGGTTTGCGGATCCAACGCAAACGTTCCGAAAATGTTTTGAGTCGTCATAGGATTGGTTCCTGCCCTGATTGTATTTGTTGTGGTTTCGGAAATGAATCAGCCGGCCGGATTTAACCGGCCGGCTCGAAGTCAATTTTTAAGTGCGGTCGCCGTCCGTGATCGCAGCCCCGTAACCGCCGAGTTCCAGTTGACCACCCCAACGCATGCGATAAACCAGCAAGCGTTTGTTGGCCAGGGCGAGTTGGCGTCCCTGATCCGTGATGATGACTTGCCGTTCCAATCGACGATACATGTTGTATCGGGACAGGGCGAAGTATCCAAAGACACCGTTCGGCATATCAATCGAGTTGTACGAATTGACAACTCGATAATCCTTGCCCAAAACCTTGTATTCCGAACGTGATTCGTCGTTCGAAATAATCACGGTTTCAACACCGGACGTGGTGCGAATCTGTTTCAGTTTCGCCCGCGTGGTATCGTTCCCGACGTATGCCCAGGTATCCTGTGGCAGTTTGTAGTTCGTCGGGATGCGGTTTGCCAGTTCGTTTGCGTCCTGGTAGGTGAGCGGGCCACCCGTACCGAACACCGATGGCAGAATGAGAAGACCGGCGGTCTTGAACATCCCCAGCGGTTCGTTGACACCGTTGCCGTAGGTTGCAACGAAATCGAGCCACTGCATCGCGGATTTGCCGAGATAATCGATCACGGTATCGAAGATCGCGATTGGCGAATCGGCTTCGAGATCGAGATCGAATTCGATGGCAGCGGTCGCCCGGTGAATCGTCGTTTCGAAGTTCGAAATTAGCGAACTGGTATCGAACGGCGTGGCTTGCGTGGTCCCCGATGGCGATGCGGAGAAATTGACCGGCTTCATGATCGGACGCTGGACCCGCCGACGATTCGTGTCCCGAACTTGAACGTATGGGAACACTTGGCCGAATAGCAGCGGATACGTGATCACGGCATCATCGAACGCAACCGGCGCCATGTACAAACCGCCGGAATCAACGTCGTCGCTGATTGCCCGCTGAATGTATTTCTGCTTGAACAGCGTCTGCTCATCCTGGGTCAGCCGACGACGTTTGATTTCCTTGCCACCGTCGAACGCCTTGGAAACGCTGAAATCGTCCCCGGAAACCGGCGATTGAGTCCGGACACCGATCCACTCTTCATTCTCGATGGCGTGAGTAAGCAAAGCCTTATCGAGTTCGGTCATCCGGCAATAGGCCGGCGGTTGGATGCCGCTGGCTTTGCATGCATCGCGTACCAAAATCTTCCAGTAGGCGCCACCGATGGCCTTTTCAAGCTGCGACGGTGCGTGGATCGCTTTGATCGAATCGTCGACCATCAACTGAACCGGACGCCCGGCTTTGGGATGCAAGGTATCCGACTGGCCGATGTGTTTGGGGAAGTAAACCGCCGACTTCGTGGCGTCGAATTGCTTTGCGGCGCTTACGACGTCGATGTTTCCTTTTTGGGAACCGTGGCCGCTATCCCCGGCTTCGTGCATCAGTTGAGTGCCCTGGCCGGCATGCTTCGGAATTTCCGGAGCCTTGGGATTCCCCTTGCCGTCATTACCCGCCGTACCGCTCGGCGTTGGTGCCGATTTCGCGGATCCGGAAATCGCTCTGATTTCGGACGGCTTGATTTTTTTCTTCGAAACCTCACCCGTGAGGAATCGTGCCAGTTCCGCGTCCGTCTTTCCGACGAATCCCCATGCGGATTTGGCATGATCCCGCAGAGCTTGATTGATCTTAAACATAAGGGAATGCCCTTTCAGGATGGACAATTCGTCCGGGAAATCCGGAGCGATTCAAGTGGTTGAAGTTTTGGATCGGCTACGCTGCCGAAACCGTTTCGCTTTCGACTGCTTCACTCAACATTTTTTCAAATTCAATCAGAGCCGATTTTCCTTCTTCCGAAGTATCGTCGCTCGCGGCCGGTTCGTTGCTTGAACCATCAACCGTTTCAGCCGACGTTTCTTCGTTTTCGTCTTCTTCTTTTTCGTCGCCATCGTAATCCCAATTCATCATCATCATCAAATCATTGACGCCTTCGGTCGCACAGGCGATAAGAGCCCCGATATCATCCGGGACGTTTTCAATATCCATCGCCCTGGCAAGTTCTTCGTTGATCTTTGGCAGCATTGCCGAGCACGACATCAACGCAGACGTCCCCGCGACGATCCCAGGAATATCACGAGTGCTGGCGGATTGTGCGAGCATATCGCACGACTCGCCAACTTTCCCGTTGAACTCGTCAAGCAAGTCCGCTGCCAACGTCAAACGCCCCTTTGCTTCGACCGGAGCCCCTTCCGTACCGGCCGCACCACGCAGCAATTTCGAAAGTTCCTCGGCAGTCGCTGCTGCCTTACCGGTCCCTTCGTCATCGTTGGTGACTTCTTCTTTTTTGGGTTTCGGTTCGTCGACCGGAGTCCCATCAGAATTCGTGCCACCTTGGTCCGCTCCGCTTCCACCGTCGCTGTCTTTCTTCGCGGCGGTCTTGCTAGGGATTGGAGCGGGACCAGACGATAAAATTCCTTTACCTACTTCCGCCAGTGTTGACGAAAGTTTTTCGATTCCTTCTTTAACCATTTTCATGGCGTCTTCAGCCGTCTCGGTCGGCTTTGCGGTCGATGCTGGAGCCGGAGCAACCGGTGTGCTTGCTGGCGTTCCTTTTTCGTTACTGATGTTCACAGTCAAGTTTAATCCTCCGGTTTGCGAATTTTTATCCCAACCGCCTTTGACGATGGTCTGACGATTGTGGAATAACCCTTGACCGTACGCCTTGATGATCGGCGTCGTGAATTTGTTGTTTTCCCAATTCGTGATGATTGCTCCAGCATTGGCCGGAACGCTGACGAGCGAACTTTCCATGACCGAGTATTCTTCGAAATCGTAACCGCCAAGATAGTTACCCTGGTCGTCTCGAAGTTCGTCATACTTGATCGGACGGAAACCGTGCGAAGTTCGGAGCGACTTGCAATCCATCAGCACCATCACGTCGCTGATCATCGAAACGCCTGCGAGCCCGTTCCGAATTTCGATTTGCTTTTCGTCTTGCGAAATGACGCTGATCAAACGGCCGATTGGCATATATGGCATGTGTTGCCAAAGAACCGGCATCGATGAATCAATCTTCGCACCGGCGGATCGGAGAATGTCACCTTCACGATCACGTTCCGACGTGGTCATGATTGTGTTGTATCGTGCGACGAATGGTAAACTTTCATTTCCAGACGACTGCTGAGACGAGCCACCTCCTGGCGTTCCATCGGCCGCGTCTTTTGTCATCTTTGCGAAATCGACAACGTCCCCGCTATCGATAACGAATACGCCATCGTTTGTGAATGACTTTTCGATATCGGCAGACTTCACTCCCGACATTCCCGCGACTTCGCTTACTCCACCGCAGAGATCGACGAATTGGCGAACTGCAAGAGAGCGGGGAATTACTCCCTTGGCTCCTGATTCGCTTCGACCTTTTGTGGCAAAGTAGAGAAGATTCGGATTCATGATCACCGCCGTTAAAGAATAAACCCGATAGCCAATCTCCTGGTAACTGCTTTCGCGTTTTCCAGTTTTGATTTTTTGGCTATCGGGCTTGGCCGCGATATTTTGATTCAATCCGTTGAAGTGCGGTTCAACGTGTTGATACGTAGGACATTATCGTCAAATTAATGCTTCGTCAATGGTTACACCGTGCAAATTTCTTGTTTCGTTCAGAGATACGTTTCTTAGCGTGCCACCGACGACTTGAATTTCAAGCGAAATTTCTGCGTCCAGATTTTTCGAACAATTTTCTTTAAACTGCTCAATTAATAGCTGAACGCCTTTTTCAATCCTTGCCGTTGACGTGTCTTTTTTCTGCAGGTTCTTTTCTTCGCTTCGAATCACCGTTTTTTTTCTGGCTATCAACCCGGTGATTTTCCCTGCATCGTCGTGAACGATGGTGAGCGATACGTTGCCGAATCGACCGACCGCTTTCATGACCGTGGATTGAAACCACTCCATGATTCTTTTTAACGTCATCGGTAAATTCCCTGCGTCCAGCACCGGCAGCCGGATCGGTTCCAAACTGACAAATTGGGATCGTGAGGATAACGACAGTATTCCCCGCCGACTAAAAACATCCGGCCAGGCTTGATCGTTTGGCTTTCTGCTCTTCGATGTTCCGGACGAACTCGACGATCAAGACACGTACACCACGTAATCCCAACGAGAGACTTTTCTAGCTTTTTCCGGACCACGTCCTGGCCACCGCCGATGGCAGAACCGACCTCGACGCCTGACCATTGTTTTGAAACTTTCCCAATCTGATGCTGGATCATTTCCTTTGAGGGAATTGTTTCTGTATTCGGCGTTTCCTGATACGTCCTTGCAATTGATTCGAAACTAGATTGAATCCCTGAAAGTACACTATTGACTAACCGAATTACGGTCGCTGCGACGATTGCAGCAACACCTTTATAAATTTCCGATGTTAATGCGGAATTCCCGACGACTTTCTTACCGGCAATTCCCATTTCAAACGCAGCGCCGTTCGTTGCGTACTGCCTGATTACCGGCTGAATAACGTTTGCAAATTCCGTCTTTTGAATGAACTGAGAAGCGCGGTAAGCAAGTTCCTCCGGCGTTCCAGGACCGGACAAAATGCTTTGAATTTCCAGGTAGTATTTATCTGGAAACATTCCCAGGATCGCCACTGATGCCGCGACGATTCCAGCATCGCGGATTTCGTGATATCGATTGCCGATTCTGGAAAGTTGTTTTTCCCCTTCACCGACGTCCCCGTCATTGTTGCTATTCGCAGGATCGAAACTGGTCATCGGCGCCGGCTTTTTACCAACGTCAACAGAAACACCTCCGACAGAAACGAATGCATAATCGTTCGGGAGAGGTTTTCCCCAACCATTGTCCTGACGAGCCTCCATCACGCCATAAGCGCCACGGTCCGTCCAATCGATCTGCTTCATGTGCTCAAGTTCAGGATCGTGAATCGAAGTTTCTTCCTGGAAGATCAGGATCTTGTTTCGGCTATTCGGAGACAAAACGATTGGCAAATAACAAGTCAACGTTTCGCTGAGCATCGTCGAAATGGGGTTCAGCCGATTCATGCATAAATGCATGTCGGTGTTTGCTGATGCCGCATAAGACGTCGACTCAACCCGACCCATCGAAATCGGAGAAACGTTCTCCAGTTCCGAGACACGGTCCGCCGTCGACCGCATCATCTCCCACCCGCCCATTTCCGGTGGCGTGAGCGATAGTCGCTTTGCATCTTTGATCAACCCGTCCAGGACCACCGGCCGGCTTGCTCGCATCGAACCGCGAAATTCTCGGTCAAGGTACAAACCGAATTGTTTACGCTGATCCGCCGTCAACGTCATTTGATCGATGCCGGCCGCTTTTAACTCTGGTGTCGAACCGACGATAAACGCCCATGCAGGATTGGAAGAATTCCGGAGCCCCTGCTCGATGGTTGTTTCCGCCAGCAAGTCAGCCTGGGCCGAACGGCGAGTTGCGGCCGTTGGCGAAATTGACGCGGTCGGATTGGCTGGATCCGGATAGTAAAACGGAACTAAGTATTTCCGTTCAACTTTTATGTTTCGTCCCGTCCAGGGAAGCAATACATCCCACTCGTCGTCGATGTTTAAATTGTCACCGAGTTTTTTCCGCTGTGGCGGCTTCACCCAAAATCCTGGAACCGGCCAGACAATCCACTGTGAATTTTCTTTGTCGTAATCGAGCAACCAATAACACCGACCTTCAATCAGGTATTGATAGATCGTCGTCGAAATCAAATGGCTTCGAATCATGTACGGATTCGGATTATCGAGCAATCGAGCAATCAAATGGTTGTCGATTGGGTTTAACCGCGACTGATCAAATAACCCTTTTACGTTCTGCGGAATCCGATCTTTGTTCGAAATGGGAATTTGATATTTCGATTTTTGACCTGGCGGTAGAACTTCGCAGACGTGAATTGGTCTCGCCGCAATTCGATTCCCAATTACATTCTTGACGGAAAAATTGTATCCACGAAAAAGAGCGTACAGTGAACCGGTGTCGCCTGCAACTTCGCTCCCAGGCGATTGGGCCATGATTGCCGATGACACCGAACCGCTGGCCGCACGCTGGACGAGCATCCGAGCGTTTTCGAATACGGAATCGATGCTCATTTGTAATCCTAATTGTCACGTGGCAAAGATTGCCGAGCCCATACTGCAGCCTCAGCCGTCAATTTATCATTCAAGCCAACATAAGCTATGGCAAGAATCTTTTGACTATCTTCAGCCGCACGCCTTCCGGCTTCCGATGCTTCCCTCGCAGCTTCCGAGTTCGCCAGTTTCTGACGCAAGCGATGATTTTCATCTTTCAGCCATTCACACAAGCCATCGTCGTTCTGCTCGGAGAACGTAATCGCTGACCAGATACGCGAAAAAAAAATCCCGATTTGAATTCGGAGTCTTGATCGCGATTTCGAAATGACAGGGAAAGAAACGATTCTGATTTCTTCCTGTGTTCCGCCTGGGCGAAAATTATGGACGCTGATCGCTTCGCTCATTTTTTCATCCGCGTTGTAAAAAAAATAACCCACGCGAAATTCCCGCATGGGTTTTGTGAGCGGGTTCAATCGGTTGAATTAACCGATTCGTTCCACGAGCCAAGTGCCTTCGGTATTGAGAACCGTCGCGTCGGCAGAGACGGCAACGTAGATTTCGAGAGGAACCATATTCTTGAGGTTCGCTGCTGCACCGGCAAACGACGTCGATGGCGGATCGCCGGAGTTTGCAATCGTACCGGGATTATCGGCCGGCAGAATATCCACGATGGCAACCAAAGTCACCCGCTGAGGGACGTTCCCGACCAGGAAATCCGAAACGCAGTTCTGAACCGGTGCAATCACACCGGCGTTCTTTCGAACGGAAAATGTCAGCGTTGCGGCAGCCGACGATTTGATCGTGGCCGTCCAGGTTATCTTGTACGTGGCCTTTTGCGATTGAGCCTGGACGAGCATTCGCGTATTCGGAATGTCCGCTTTGACCGAGTTGTCGCCGGAGCCGGCGGTCCCGACGATGGCATTTGCACCATTCGCTGCCTGGAACGGATTAACGAATTTGACCGTACCACCGACCGCTGTAACGGCTTGGCCGCTGGCGTTACCGGTTGTAGCAATCCCGCCAAACGGGGTTTGTCCCATCATGATTTGATTCCTCTTGTGCCGGGTTTACGGCGGAATTGTCTCAGCCCATACTATCCGATTATAGAACACCGTCAATAAATGAACTGAAAATAAATGACCGGCCAGGAATTACCCTGGCCGGTCAAGTGCCGTGATGCTGGCGCTTCCTCCAAACATCACGGCCGTTCGCATTGGTTTATGCGGCTATCGAAATCGCCGTTGACGATTCAGAAACTGCTTCCTGATTCACTTCCGAAGTTTTTTTGCCACCGATTTTCTTCCGAAGTTCTTCCTTGCATTCTTCAACCCGATCAAGCAATTCTTTGGATCGCTCTTCCAGATAGTATGCGTATGATTCGATTTTCAACCGCGTGAGTTCGATCTTCTCAGCCTGGGAAGCAAACGTGGATGCCCGGTTTTCTTCGATATCTAGGGCGTCGACCGCTTTAACGTGGTTCTCGATAATCCGCGACAATCCCTCTTCAACGGTTTCCTTGACCGATTTTTTCCCGGATCCGAGTGCCACCGGGAAACGTCCAACCTTGCTACCTAATTGCATCAAGAACGCATCGGCCGCATCAACAAAGCCAACGTGTTCTGCCGGAACAAAGTAAGCGCCACCGGAATTCTTGACGGGAAACATATCGGCTTTTGATTTGAACAGTTTTTTCAGGAACATGGTAATGTCATCGGTCCGGCGGATTTCAACGCCTTCCGCGACTAACTGCGTGGCACGGTCGGCCAGTTCCTGATTCTCGGGACAGGAAACGATTCCCGTAATCGTATCGAGAGTAAGAATGCTGACGGTATCGTAGCAGAACAGATCGCCTTCCCGACGTTCGGCAGTGAACTGAAACTTGATCAGCGTTGTGGCTTCGGTTTCTTCGAATACCCGGATCAACCCATCTTTTTTCATTTTGAGACGTGACCGGCGGAATCCCCGCTTGGTCGAAAATGCCTTTGCCAGATTCGGATCGAAACCGGCGGATTGAATTGCGTTTCGCATTTGGGCCAGAGTGACCCGCGTTCCGTGGCGGATTTCCCATACCACGATCTCGCCGAGCGTTGACTGTTCGATCAGTTGTTGAGGAATCATGACGTTCTCCGGTAGATGGTTTTCGTTTCGACTCAAGTAATATACCGTGGTTCAGAATAGTGTCAACTTTAATTTCACGAATTCAAACGGATTCATGAAAATAAAAAATCCAGCGGATTAACCCGCTGGATCCTTTGTATTCAACCGTTTGAAGTTTTACCGCCGGCCGAATAAACCACCAAAGATCGCTCCTGGTCGCCAACCAACGCTGGCACCGGATGATTGTGGGCAATTACCGTCCGGGCAGGTCGACGCGGATTGGACACCGGACTGAACCGTTACCGTACGGGATCGCGTATAAGACGATCCTGACGCGGATTGTGCCGTGGCCGGCAATACAATCACCGGTTCGGATTGAACGGCCGGAGCGGTAAACGTTGGCGTCGGCAGAGCCGGCTTAGGTTTTTCGACTTTGGCCACGGACTGAACGACCACTTTGGCAACCACGGATGGGAATTGTGGATCCGGCAGTTGAGCAAACTGACAACCCTGGCACGACGTGCATGGCGAGACGTTGGTTTGCGGACGGATTCGTTGCCGTAACGCTGCCAAACGATGGAACAAACCGCCGGAGCCAACCCCAGCACCACGGCCGCATGCATCAGCATTCGATGGTGCCACCAACAGCCCCAGCATTACCGCCGTCAAAAAAACCAGCGATTTCTTCGGCATGAAAAACAGCATGGTGAATGCCACCGCAACCATCATCGAGATCAACATGGTAAACCCTTCCTTGTGAAAGTCGGCGTTTCGGTCGCCGTAAACCGGGATAGGGATTCTATCCGAAGATTATTGTGAAAACAATGGAACCGCCGTGAAATGAAAATTTAAAATAATGTTGGCGTGACCGTTTCCATTCTTTCGTTGCTCAAAGAAACCATAGCCGGATCGATATCGCAACCGACGAATCTCCGCTTGGCATGCAACGCAGCGTGGCGAGTTGTCCCGGTCCCTGAAAACGGATCGCAGACAATACCGTCCGGCGGACAGAATGAATAAATGAAAAACTCGGGGAGTTTCACCGGGAACGGAGCCTCGCCTTCATGAGCCAGTGGATGACCCATGTGACCACCACCGACGTCCAATGAGATTACATTCCCAGGGTTTGCAATATCAGGGCATGCGTATTCTTTTGCTTTGGCTCGGTCCCCTGATTTTGTTCGATTGGTTGCACCACCACCGTGCGAATAAACCGGCGGTTTACCGCAGGCAGTATTGTCTGACCAGACGAGCCGGCCAGGGCGTGTGATACAAATGATCGGCTCCCAATCGTTCCGGAGCCAATCCGGTCCGCCACTTCCCATGATCCCCTGCCGATGAAATACCGCCGGCTTCCGAAGATTGAATCCTGCACGATGTAAATCCGCCATCAATAAAAACGGCGTCAATGAGTTTCTGAACTTCTCGGTTTTGCCTTCGCAGTTAATCGCGATGAGCCCCTTACATTTCTTCGAAGCAACTTCAACGAATTGAACCATCCACTTAACCCACTGCTCGCCTTTGAGTTTGAAATTGAGATTGCCGTACTTCCGGCAGTCCTCGTACGGTGGCGACGTGAAAATTAAATCGAGCGAATCATCGGCAAACAAAGAAAGAAACTCAATCGCGTCCGCAACGCAGACAGCCGACTGAATTTCCTTGTTGAGAACGAGTTGAATCTTATCGTTCAAAATTGAATCCCTGCCTCACGTAACCGTTCATCCGGGACGTTGAACATTCCCTGAAAACCTCGACACGGAATCGGTTCTGGAAATTGAACCGGATTCTTCAGGACGAATGCAAACCGATTGCCAGTGTAATCCCCATACAACATTTCCAATGCATTGATTCTGATTTCAATATTTTCGCTCCCCACATTTTCAACGTTTTTAACGTCCCCCAATTTCACTCGCGACGATGGTACGCAAGCAACCACGTCGACCATCCCGATCAGGCATCCGAGCGTTTTACCAGGATCGATGCCTTTCAAATGTTCCTGAAAGTATGGAGCCTCGAACATGAACTTCTGGCCGTTGCCAAATTTCTTCGATGCGTGGATCAGCAATTTGCCACGGTGCTGGATCGGCCAGGATCGCGTCTCGCATTCCTTTTTCCCCAGGACGATCAGGGATGCCAACGGTTGCCAGATCGATAATGCTTTCATCGTAACCCCATGAAAGAATCCGCCGTGCGATTACGGCGGACTGGTGACGGAAAATTAAACCGACAGAACGTTCGCCACTTCGCCATCAACGGGAACCAGGCTGGGAACGCAAGTAACGCTATCGGAGATTGCATGCAGATCGCCGACGTCCCGAACCGCAATCCCGATGGTCGTCAACTTGACCTTTTCTTCTTTCTTGAACTTCAGGAACGATTCAGCCATTTCAGCCGGGCAGTTGACTTCGGCATCCGTGACGATGATCAGATCGGTTTTCCCTCGCTTCATTCCGCTTGCAATCATTTCCGGCCATTTCGCCGGCAGTTCAACCAGCGGAACATCGAGCGTGGTCCCGCCAGAATAAAAGTGTTCGACCCATTTCATCAGTTCGGTTTCATCCCACCGGCCAGGGGGGAGACAGATATAGTTCATTTCCCGACCGCCAGAGAAACCGGCCAGAGCGCACCACCGTTTCTGACGTTTCGCAATCCATGCCATCGTTAACGCAAACGCCTTGGCGTTGATAATTCGATCTCCCGACATCGATCCCGACTCGTCGACCACGACCACGATTGGTCCCTTGCCGGTTTTTTCGGATCCGTGATACTCGCGACTCAACATCGTTTTTTCAACCAAACGACGTTTGGCGTCTGCTTCAAGAATTGGACTGGCAAGAGCACACAACTCGGATGGAACCAAACGGCCAGGATCGCCTGACAGTTCGATCCCCACCATATCATCATTGCCGTGAATCGTTTTCTGACGTTGCTTGCCTGCTGCGAGCCGGCGCCACCGGCCGGCTTGTTCGCATACCTTCCGGAGCGTATCCGATTTTTTGACCTTCTTCAAAACGTTCTGGATTCGATCAACCGATGCGACTCCAGAATTCCCGTCGCCTAACCCCAACCCTTCAGCCGCGTCAATCGCATCGTTGACGGCGTTCTTCGCTGCACCTGCAGCACCGGCCGCACACTTCATCGCTTCGATCTGCGATTGCATCGGTGACTTTTGATCGGCCGTGCCTTTGCCACGTTTCCGTTTCTGCTGGTTTGCACCGATATCGATCACGTATTCCGAATATCGATTGGCGATTTCAACTGAAGCAACCGTGGCACCAAGAATTGAGCCGACAGTAACCGACCGCAGTTCGTGCATGTCGTTTGCAGACATCAACCCTTCGATGAAATTTTGGCGTGCTTTATCGCTTGGGTTTTTTGTAAACTTCGGATTCGGATCGTAGCAAACCGCAAACAAATCGCTTGCCGTGTCGTCGGCTTTGGATCCTTCGATTGATGCCTTCTTGAACGATTCCCGAACCTTTGACGATTCCTCCAGCAACACCGGGCCACGACTCCGGCCAAAACCATCGTGAACGATCACAGTATCGCTGGTTGGGATTTGCTCGACATCGGTGCTGATTCCGACTACCGCATCTTCAGCCGGCGTCTTGGCTTCGTCGTTGGCGAGCCCGAGCTTTTGCAGGATTTCATCGGACATGGTCATGACTTTCTCCGGTAGATGGTTTGTTCGACTACCGGAATGATAGCGTGAATGGTTTTATTGTCAACTTAAATTTCAATTATTATTTATGTTCCTTTCATTTCGTCCGCCATAGACAATTGGCGATAATCGTTGCTTATGATTCTAAGCGTTCGAACAAACGCAAACGTGACGATTACCAGTTTGACATCGCCCAATCCCCACCGTTTTATTTCTTCATCGGTATCGACTAAATTCGAAAGAACGTCAGGTGATAAATCTTCTGCTCGCTTATTTGAAATACAAGTACTGATCAAATGGTGAACATGATGCAACATCGTCTGTTCAGGATTTGAAAATGTCATATACAATTTTTCGATATCTTTGATCGAGTAAAAAAGAGCAATCGAGAGCGTTAAACTTTTACCGCATTTCGTTGATACCGTTTGACCCATGTCGGAAATAGCTCGCGTTCTAATCGATTGAGCAAAGATCCTATCCAGGAACGGAATCCTTGAATGGATACCTGGCTTTAAAACTTTCGTCTTTTTCCCTCTTCTGACCCGCAACGCAGACTCCCATGGAGCAATGACAACCCAGCACTGGAACGCCTTAAAGAATCCAAAGATTTCAGATAACCAGGTCATGATTACATCCTCACTTCTGGAATTTTCATTTCTTTTACTTCGACATGGAAACCACCAAAGCCATGAATTAATGATCCGACTTCTTTAGGTTTTATTTTTGATACGTACAAATAGAGACACGGATTTTCATTGTGAACACCTATTCCGACTGCCGTAAACCATTTTTTGTGTTCAAATTGTTTGCTCAGTAAACTCGCAGCACTTTCAATCGTCATGGCTACTTATCCTCCGGTTCATCATCCGAACGGTAAAAGTTCCGTTCGTTTCTTGGACAACCTTCGGCAAACAACGCATAGCCGCGACGGTATGAGCGGATCGTTTCGCCGGCAACCTTAACACACTTTCCGCACCGGTCGCAGTCCAATTCGATACCAGGAACGTTACGACCGTTGAACGCAACCGACGCGGATTTCACGATGACAGTAACCTCCACGATCAACTCCTTTTCTGGATGGTTTTATCTTGGAACTCCAGTTTCCCACCGTGCGTTTCGATGAGTGACATTCCAAAATCGTTCTCTTCATACCGAACCAATTCGAGCAACGCATCGCGGATTTTTGGGAATGCAGGAACTTCGATGCATGTCCAACCGCTTGCAGAGACTGCCTTCGTGGTTCCACAATGCGGACACCAAAAGACCCGATCACCGGAATGCAGGCTGGCCAGTTGATACGTTTTACCGCACACTTCGCATGGCATAACAAACGCCTTAAAAGAGATTGTGGAAAATGGGCCGGAGAAAATTCCTCCGGCCAGGCAAAGAATTGATCGCCAAGATTAATCGGCGTCGACCATCATCGCCTTCAACTTCTTGAAATCGGCTCGAACGTTGTTTGCTGCCTCGGTTGCACGACCATCGCCCATCTTGACCAGTTCATCCATGAGTGCGGAAATCTTCTTCAGCGATTTGGCTCCTTCCATCATGTCCTTCGGATCGAACGAGCGAACGATTTCGTCGATAGCTGCCATCTTATCCATGATCAGAGCCCGAACCGGATCGCCAACCTTCGAAACGACCGCCGACACTTTGCCAGGATGGGTTTCAGGATCAGTCCAGAGAACGTGCCGGAGAACGTCCAGGTCGGACGGTTCAACGAATTGAACTGAGCGGTTTTCCTTTACCGCGTTCAGTACTGCCGCTGCCCTGGCCACGCCGACCGCTTTCCGCATACGACGGTCGCCGATGATGATCCCTTCGGCTTCGATCTGCGTGATGATCGTTCGAATCGTATCCTTTGCCGTATCGGAGAACGGCAGAGCCGACGTGAACTTCCGAATTGCTGACAGTTCATCCAACGTGAGCGGATTGGAAATCGTAACCGTCAGTTCACTCGAATCGGCGAACAACAAACGATCACGTCCAGCCAACTGCCGAACCGGGGAAACCGTTTTCCGGAGAACGAACCGGTCAAACAAAGCGTTCAATTCGTTGCCATCGCTCGATGGCCATTCGTTCGATGCCGCGACTGCAATCTTCAGCGGACAGTTGATCGACGTGTTACCGTTCTCGTAAACCTTTTCATTCAACACCTTGAGCATTGAGTTCAGGATTGCAGGTCCGGCTTTGAAGATTTCGTCGATGAATGCCACGTCGCAATCGGGAAGTTTGCCCGTCGTGATTCGACGATATTCATCGTTGGTCAATCCGTTCACGCTGACCGGTCCGAAGATTTCTTCCGGCGTCGTGAACTTGTTCAGACAGTTCGTGAACGTCTTGCCGTGAATCGCACCGGCCAGGGCGTCACAAAGCATGCTCTTGGCCGTTCCAGGAGGTCCGACGAATAAGACGTTTTCGCCAGCAAACAAACCAGTCAGAACCAAATCGATTTCTTCATCACGTTCAACCATACCAGAAACCATCGCCTTACGGATGGTGCCGAGCTTGGCGAATACGGTGGTCATTGCTGCGTTGGATTCAATCGACATGGTCGTTTCCCGGTAGATGGGGTTTAGTGTTTCCGGGAGAAGTAATTTCGTCCCGGTACGCATAACATAACGTTCGCTGAAATATTGTCAACTTAGATTTCAATTATTTCAGGATTTATTTTGTGTCCTGACTAAATCCTGATTTTTCTCCAGACGGTCGGCCGTTTCTCGCATTGCTTTGATAATATCCTCCCGCCGAGAAACACCTCGCGAAATTCTTTGTGGAATTCGCGTTCCGCGTTTTCTTCTTCAATCGCTTCCGCCAGTGTCAACTCGTTCTGCGAGCGAATAACCGGCAGGGAGCGGTTCGATTTTTGGTTTCGACGGTTCAATGACTTCCGGCATGTTGAACAGATCCGGGAATCCGTCTTCGATTTTCCCATCGAGCAATCTCCCGGCTTTGGATTTTCCAATTCGGCCCATCCATGCTGCATTCTGATTTCTCCAATCTTCATCAACATAACCATTTGATTCTTTCCCATCCCGATACCCGGCGCCGACTATTTCTCCGCTTGGCTTGAAGATAATATCAGACGTCGATTTCTTAAGCGATTCTGAACCGTTTTGATCGCTTGTCAAATCCGCGTATTCCCCCCATTGCTTGAAATGGAAACAAGCGTTCTTTCGAATGCATTGATCACGTAACGAACGGACCCACTCCGGGTGACACGGTCGAACGTCTTTATCCTTTCCGGATTCACCACCGGCCACGACCCACTTCAACCCCTGGTCAAGATACGGTTCGACGTCCAGGCTTCCGAGTAACGGTTCAGCCGATACCCAATGCAAACGAGCCGGAACTTTCAAAAGATGATCGAGCCGTCCAACGTATTCCTGCGACTCGACAGACGTTCCCATTGCCACGTTCCTGGGGATTTCAATTCCCGCTGCCCAATTTGCCAGTCCTATTACGGTCTCGTCGTATTCGCTGCCGTACATCGTTCTTGACGTGCTGATCAGCGTTTGCAGGATTCGCTCGGGACGTTTGGTAAGCAAGAGCCAAGTCAGATTCGGCGTTTGACGGATCATTTCAAATAAACGGAAAAGAACGTGATCCATCGTTAACGGTACATTATGGCGTAAATTAGTGGTTCTTAATTTAGTAAACCACTTAGAGGAAATTGGACCCATTCCATCATCGTTAATTCGATAAAAATTCAGACCTGCAAACATCGGATCGTTGTGGACAGAAACCAACGGCCGATCATACGCTTCGAACAAATCGCCAAGTGAAGCGCAGAAAACCAACGCCTCATATGGTCGCTTGAACCGACCGGCACCGTTGCAAGTCAGGCACGGTTTACTTTTCACAACACCGATGCCGCATTCCACATCGCGTTCTTTCTTTTCGCCGGAGCCACCGCACGAATAGCAGATCGCGTTCGATGCCCACTTGTTCCACTTCAACGGTTCATCCCAACCCGACTCGGCTTTGACCTTTCGCGTTCCATCCTTACCCCAGGATCCAATCGATCCGGAGATTGTGGATTTGTTGAACCGCTTGGACAGCGATTCTGCGTAACAGAATTTACACCCTGGAGAAACTTTCTCGCATCCCGTCCAGGGATTGAAAGTATGGTGCGTCCAGGTGATTCCAGAATCCTGAGCCATGATTTAGCCTTTCTTCTTTTTGGGTTTGATTGACGTTTCGTTTTTTGGATTTCGAAACTTTCGTTCTGCGGGAAGCAAACCAGTCCCTTCGAGATGCTTCATAAAATCCGCAACTTCCGGATCATTGCATAACAAACACAATGCCGTTTTGAAAGTGATTGCATCGACGTTGTGAACATTGACACCAACATATTCACCAACGTGAATGACAATAGACCCTAGCTTTGCTGCCAGGGATGGCGTAAGTGCGGTCATTTCAACTCCGGTTTCAGTTTGTAGGAATCGCCTTCTTTTTCGATGAGCCCCAGCGTTCGGAGCCGGCTGATTGCATTCTGGAAACCGCCACCCTTCGCTTCGTAACCTGCGAGTTCGGCGATTGTATCCTTCGTCGCACCGGCGTTAAATTCCGACAGCACCGTCAAGATTTGGCGTTCGGCTTTCCCAATGCTGGAATGACTCATCCAATATTCCAATAATTTTTTCCCGACAGGGAGCATTGGTGACATCCCAAGAAAATTCCGACCTTTTTCCGTTGGAAACAATTGGTCGCCATCTTTGAGAACCAACCCATTTGTTCGAAGTAACGAAATCGCATTCTGGAAACCACCACCACTCGCACGATATCCAGCAATTAATGCGACACGGTCGACTGGCGTCCTGGTTCCCGGTTTGGCTCCGTAAAAATACTGGCAAACCACCGTTAAGATTTTACGTTCGCACTTCCCCAAATTTAACGGACCGGACGCTTCCGGATTAGGTTTGCTTTGTACTTCAATCGGTTGAAGTCTTTCACCAACGGTCGCAAACTTCGATGGCTTCGATTCATCCACCAAACCGTTCGCGATCTCCTTTGCCGAGTTCGCAGCCCCTTCGATTTGCTCGAACGTTTTCAAGAGCAGTTCCAGACGCTTCGTGCATGCGATGTTTGATTCCCGTTTCCCATCGCCATACCCGCGTTCGTATTCCTGCTGGCGGATATGGACAGGAACCGATTCGGCCAGGCTGGATTGGCGTTGGCGTTTCGCTGCTTCGGTTTCCAAGGATTTGATCTTCGCTCGAAGTTTCACCGGATCGTCGTGTTCCGCTTGCTCGGCAAGCAACCGCAAACTTTCGCTGATCTTCCCGACGTCCAGCGTCGACGGCGCCATAACAAACGATGATCGTCCGACCTCCGGAGTAATCCCTGAATCGAACGTTTCCGATTTGCGGACGTGGAACTCGGAGAACATCGGTCCGTCCGGACACGATGGCCAGGACAGCCAACCGTTCCCTTTGTTCATCGTTGATAGTTTTTGGATGAAACCGGATTTCTCGGACACCGAATTTAATTTGACCCACTCATCGATTGGCTTGATATCCCTCGGGTGGTTCATGCCCATCGACAATAAGACTTCGCATTGAGTAAGAATGGATTTCGAGATATCCGCCGGCCGCTGGGTGATCATCGTCACGCCAATTCCGCGACTCCGGCCGCGTTTTACAACTCGGGCCAGGGATTCTGCAACAAATAACTTGTCGCCTTGGGGAGCGAATTCATCGGCTTCGTCGACGAATAAATGAATGGCCTCGCGGTTCTTCAAATAGAGCCCATCAAAGAAATCGGCCGCGAATACTTTCTGATCGGCCGGCCGCATCAATGAAAGATCGTAGATCGCCGAAAAACGTTCCTTGGCCAGAGCCTCGCCCATGATTTTACCGGAGTCCACCGGCAACGGCATTTGACCGTGATCGCCACCGAATACAACCACGTTCCCGGTGACCGGTGAAACCGTCTTCCCGTTTTGGTTCAACGGCAAACCATACCAGGCGCCAGCGGGATCGATGGCACCAAACGGAATAGAATTGCGAGCCATTTCTTCGGCCATGATTCTGGCACAATACGATTTCCCTTTTCCCTTGCTGGCCAGGATCGCAATTGTTTTTGTTGCGATGCTGATTGGCAATTCGAATTCATTGAAAACGTTTAACATCACTTCTCCGGTAGATGGTTTAACTTCACTTCAAACACAAAATACAAATAGGTTAATTCCGATCCCAGGATGATCAGCAATAACACAATGAAAGCATTCATCAGAAAATCTTTCATCGCGTTTTTTGATTCGATTGCTTGAATCCCTTGCACGTTCGACCGCATGACAGAAATCTTCTCGTAGAACAGAGCAGAATCAATTTCATCAACCGCCTGATGATAACGCAGGCTGGACAGCATTTGAATCGGCTGTGGATTGGACATTTGAATCCTCCATGATTGGCAAAGCCAACTCTTTCATCATTCGAACCGCGTAATCCAACGTTGGATGCCGCTGGAAATTGCTCGGACCCGGCTCGCCGTTCCAGGGCGTTCTTTGATGAAACATCAACTGCAGAACAGCGCGGCCGGAACGAATGCAATTTGCGGTTATTGTTTTTTTGTTTTCTTCGCTTTCCGGTTGCGAACTATCGAAGTCCATGTTTTCAATTTCTTCTTCGACATCATCCTCGACGTATCCTTCATCGGTGTAACCAGACGGGCAAACATAACTGCAAACATCCGGCAGCATCCACGTATTTTCATGATCATCCGAATCGGTCATGTAGAACTGAACCATCGGAGAAATATCGAGACGAATTCCAATCAAGTGAGCAAGCATCACGTACCGCGTCAATCGGTTACCGTCATATGTTGCCATGTCCCCATGCAAGTGAATCACCACAAACTGTTCGGACCAAATCGACTGGCCTCCCCAATATTCATCCTGCTTCAAATGATAAAAACCGTATTCAGCCTGACCGATCAAATCGGCAACCTTCCGTTCAAACGGCGAAAGACTTCGGCCGTTCAATTCTTTTCGGAGATTGCTTTCGAGCCAATCGGCTCCCGAATACTTTGGCATGTGCGTTCACCGGTATGATGGTTTCAATTCGTTTAACCGACAGTGAGAAAGTATAGCCGCGTAAATAATATTGTCAACTCTTATTTCATATTAATCCAGAAAATCCTTTCCGAACCTGGCGACGATCCGCTCGGCGATTACGACCGCATGGCACAATGGTTTGACCGGGCTCCAGCCGTTCCACTTCCCGCACCAACACGCGAGCGGGATTCGGCCTCCTTCGGTATCGCAAAGCGTTTCCCAAAGCCATTGGTCGCGTTGCGGATTCTTTAACCCATCGATCCACTTTTCGTATTTGTCCAAAGAATCGATTCGGTTCTTTTGCGTATCGGCTTCGATCTTAAACGGATTCGCCAGAGGATGAGCCGGCAGATTAACGACTTGATTACCGCAGTACTTCTGCTCGCGTCCAACGTAAACGAACCACGGCCAGGGCTTAGCTAACCCTCGAAGCGAAATCACCGGCACGATGAGTCCAGGAACCGCTTTCATTGGCCAGGCACGCTTGGCATTAAATGAACAAACACCTTCGCCTTGGCATTGAGACAATGTTCGGCCAGACAAGCAACCCCAAGCAACGTGAGATTTACATGACCGCACGGTTTGATTTCAACCAATTCCGCTTGCATCAAAAGTTTGAATGCCTTCGCCCCTTTTTCGTCATGCGTAATGCAGAGTAAATCCAAGTGTTCCTGGTGACTTGTTCTGGATCCTTCAACCGCTTGAAGGATTATAAAGTGGATACTACCCAAGAAGATTCCTTTTTTACTGGAATGTGGAACGTCGCTATTACTTTGCATATTTGCTCATCCTTTGCTTTTTCAAAGTACGGCGTTTCTTGGTGAGATTTAAAACCAACCGCAGCCATGTAAACGGGATCGATGAAACAATATTCATCCCAGCATCCCGTCGACTTGTTCAACAACTTGTAAATGTCGCCGTGAATAAATCCCTTGACCCGCGACGGATAAATCTCAGTAATACGACTGCACCCGTAAACCTTGTACCATCCCGGCGGCATGGTTAATCCCTCGGCAATTGTTCGACAGGAATTCCATCCACGGCCGATCCATTGCTTTGCTCGTGAACGATTGGGATTCTATCCCCCAGGCGTTCAACGATCCACGAACCCGGATGGAAATAATATTCATGATTGATAAACAGATCGGATTTCGTGTTTTCAATTGCCATTAAGAATGCATAACGCAGCATGCTGACGTGAACTTTGTCGTATGGCGTTGTCGTGAAATCGATCCAATAAGAAACAATCGGAGCCATTCCCCTTGTGAAAGAAGTTTTCTTTGGCGATTCCGTCACGTCGGGAATCATCGTGAGATACGACTGCACCACTGGAATGATTTCATTGCTCCAGTTCTTAGGTCGTACCATTGAACCGATGCTGCTCAGACAGGCATCATAAAAATCAGTTTTTGAAGCGTGGCCATTTTCGCTGATGACGTCCAGACAACTCGCCATTGTCGCGCAAGCAAACCGGATCCGTTCCTGCGGGCTATTGGCACCGACGCAAACGTTCGCCGCAAACACCATTGACCAGATCACCTTTTCCATTTCAGGAACATAGGTCGCCATTTTCATACCAGACTTGGCGCACATCCTGACTTGGTCAACAAAAGTCATGTTTGGCCGATTGGGATCGTACCAATGTGAAACCTGGTCCTTCAGCATTTGAAGCGTCGTTGAAAACCAATGTTCCATTTTGAACTTTGCAATTTTCTGTTTTTCACTCCCCAGGAAAGAAAGACTGCGATTAATCACTCCCTTGCCATTCAACAAATTGAATTTTTCTTCGTAAATCCCTTCGATTAAATGAACCATGTTAATCGCAAACTTGCACCACTGCCGCTGGGTGATTTTTGCAGCCTCGGCTTTGATGATGGCGTTGTCATCAACACCACCCAGCAAATCAGGACGAGCCTGGGCGAGCATCCCGACAGGGAAAAAATCAGCCATCGAAAGATCGAGCGGATTGAATTCTGAATCGGTAAATTTGCAATCCCAATTCAGATTGGATCGTTCCCGAATGTAATCGATAACTCGGAGGTTTTGTTTGATTTCGGACATCTTAGTTCCCCTGTTCGATGTGAAGGTCGACATTGGCAATTTGAAAACTGCCATCGTTTTTCGTTTCCAGGTAATTTATGACGGCATCGTATTCCGTATCGGTTGCAAATAACGCAGTGGCTTTACCGTCGCCCATTCCAAACGTGATTGGGAATTGTTTGATTGTTTCTTTGATCAGTTCCAGAGCGGTAGCGTTTTCAGCGGATCCCGGTTTGGTTTCCATAAAGCAAACGATGAGCGGTCCGAACTCAAGGCGATGTTCGATGATCGGAACCAAACCAATTCGGTCCGGACGAAACCGCAGTTCACCATTCCCAACAACTCGACGTTTCCAGAGACACTCAAAATCATTGCATGACTTTGGCTTTCGATTGTAAATCGAGCATCCCGTCTCGCATTCATAACGGCACGATTGGTGATTAGGCTTGTCCATTTCATAGACGCCCATTGCCGTGCAACACTCCCGACATTCGCCGCATGGCAAACCAGAATCGATAGCCATCCCTTCAGCGATTTTGAGTGACACCCGGCGGGTGATATCACCCATTGGTGAATTTTCGACGATGACAGATTCAAGTTGTTTTTTCCGTAATTCGAAACGTTGCTCTTCATTCAACATGGCGTTCTCCGGTAGATGGTTTGACCGACACCGTCATTTTACAATTTACAATCAAATTAGTCAACTTGCATTTCTGAGATTGCCAGCGGGATTGTCCAGCATGACAACTTTCTCGCGGATTACTCGACGTAGAAATTTTGAAACTTTATCCCGTTCCAATTCGCCAACCGACCAGCCGTCAACCACTCGCCTATCGGGAAACGGTGTTTCTTCGTATGCCGAAATCAACCGGCTTCCAATGTCGCTAAAAACAAAATGCGAAAAATTCGACCTCGTATCAAATAACAAACCAGATTTGTCTTCCGAAAAAACGATCAGGATATGACCGTCTTTCTGGCAAACATGAGCCACGACGAAAAAAATCGACATGTGAAACCAAACATCGCCAACCCTCGGCATCAACGTATGGTGCCGAAGTTTGTAATCGCTTTGTCCGCACCCAAGATAACTTCCATCGGGAAGTAAAAAGTGGTCGTCGTCGACCCATACTTGGCAGAGGCGACACCAACCCATTTGTGGAACGGCCAGGCGTGGATGTAATTTCATCATGGCGATTAATCCGTTAATCCTTGGGAAAGTAATTTTTGAGAACCTGCAAACCGATTGCCAGCATTTCGCGTTCGCTTTCTTCCTGGATATGCTTCTCCAGGTTTGGCAAACCTTTTGCAATCGCGACTTCAACTTGTTGAAGCGTGGCCGGCTTTCCTTCCGCGTACCATTCGACTTTCAGCGGATCGCCAAGTCGAAACAACGGATGGCGTACCGAGGCACGATAGCTTTCGTCATACTCCAAATTGAAAGTCTTCGTTGTCCAGATCAGCGTGACACCAGGATTTGCTTTGATCATAATCCCAGGTGGTGGTGCGGCGCTGACCGGAATGTCGTTCTCCCGTCGTACCATATTCGGCTTCGACAGGAAAGGACAATTGATCGCTGACCAGACAGCACAATCATGATGCGATGACGGTTCCACCGAAATTCGATTGATCCCACACATCGGTCCGATCACAAATGTGAATCCTTCGACCGTGTTCATTTTCTCGCCGCAGACCCAGCACCGGTTTTGATTGCATGCGATGATCGGTTTTTCAGCCGATGACAACCGAAACTCCGGAATCATTCCAGGCTTCCCGCCGTATGGAAGTTCGCCTTCGTAACCGGCCGGCATGTCGACCCAGGCGACAAACCACGGCACCGGGTATCCCCGATGGACTGGAAGTTTTTTGATTCCTGACGGCATTGGTTCCGTCAGTTCAGGACGATACTTCTTCGACATCGATCACTCCTAAAATGGAACCCATGATTCCCATTCCGACGAGCCAACCCGCCAGATTGCGTTCTGTTCGTTGCCTTCTTCGTCGACACAGCATGCGTAAACCACACAGCACTCCAGAACATACTGCTCAACAAGACATTCAAGTTTATGAATGTCATTCTTTTTACAGTCCTGCTCGGATCGTTCGTGCTGAGTCCGAACCACTGCAAACTTGAGGAACTTGTAACCTTCAGGGATCGTCGGCAGTTGAGGAATGTCTGTGTAGCTTGACATGATTGTCTCCGGTAGATGGTT